TAGACACAGGCGAAACCTACTGGGGTTACCTCGGTGACGGCGAGTACGCACCGAACGAATCAGAACTAAACGAGCAGATAGTCCGAGCAGTCCGACAACTCAATCAAAACAATCGTGAAGTACCATTCACGGTAGAAGACTTCGAAGACTACAAAACTGCCGAACTAGACGACGAAACTGACCGCACCCACATACCATACCCACCCGTTTGAAACGCTCTAATGCGCTCCTAATGCGTGCAATTTACCCGAAAGACCACAATGACCCACAAACTAATCAAGTTCATAGCGACACGCCCATCAGTAGAAATCTTGCTGGAAATCAAACAGCGACTACTGCCACGCAACCAAGAACCAACCTACACAGAACCATCACACCACTTCGTTGTAGTTAAGATGGCAGGCAATCAGCCTGTCGCCTACTGGCGAGGGTCAGGACACGGCACAAACGAACGGTGGACTAAACGCCGACACCTCGCATACCAATACATGACCGAGTATCAGGCACGCCGAGACACCGACGCTTGCACTCTCGACCACAAACACAACTACCAGATACAGTTAGTCAGATAATCTGCTAGCATAAAGTTTGGATTTGCCCTGCTCCGCAGGTATCCCCTTCCCTAGCGTCGTAGCGGGGCAAGTCCATTTAACTTACCGCCCGTACCACCATGACGACGGTACTCTCGCTCTCTCGGGGTCTTACCACCCCACACACCGTACCTTCTTATGTCATTCGTTTCGCATTCCATAGCGTAAGCCAAACATTTCTCAGCGACAGGGCAACGCTCACAAATCTTCACCGCTTCATCATAGATACCAGCAGTAGACACACCGACAGCAGTCTCAGGGAAGAAGATAGTAGTTTTCATTCCGCGACACAGCGCGTCATCGAACCAATCTAAATGTTTAAGGTCAATCATGTTTAAATCTTTCTAAGTTCGCTGTATGTATTTCGGATTTCAGTTGCTCTATCAACGCTTTCAGACTTGATATTTCGTCAAGTAAATTGTTTATGATTTCTTCAGTCTTCTTCTGAGTCATCTAACTTATCTCCACATACGGGCTTAACTGGCAACAATTGTTTAGGCAAACATGAACACAGTCTTGCTTTCATTGTCTCTCCTTAGCATGGTGAACCATTGACAGGCAACCGATGTAGCCTGCTGTGTCTACGATACTGTCGTGATGCCATCCGCCGTCAGCGATTGCTGTCCTAAGACGCGACAGTTTAACTGCGACCATGAACATGACTGCTTGTTCTACTGTGAGCGACACGCCTGTCATGCCTTCAAAGATGTCGCGTGCCTGTGTGTAGTCTTCTAATGGGTGGGCGTACTGTGCTTGTCTTGCGCCTGTGATTAGCGAGTGTGCTTCCAACAGTATCTCTGAGCCGTTGCAGTTTTCAATCATGGTTAGGGTTTCTCCATATTGCTGGCGAATAGTTCAGTTCTATTGCGTCTTTGTGTGCTGGGCTTTCGTAACAGCGCATGATGTGAAGGCATGGGTCTGAGCCGTCTTCGAATTCTGCGTCTTCTGTTATAGAAGTTGGTAGCCCGTCGTGTGTGTAGCAGACGGGTGGTGAAACCCATCCGCTACGCATACCGATTTCTAACCATTGCTCGAAATCTAATTCGGTTATCTCCATTAGAACGCTTCTTCTTCTTGCAAGAAACCAATCTTACCGAAATCGTTCTGTGCTTTCGCTACAACCTGCACCGTTTTATCTGCCATAACTGGGTTGAAACGGCAAGTCAAACCGATTTCGTCAGCAAGAATTTTGCTGGATGTTTTCTTCTGCCCATCTTTCTCGTAGGTTGAGATGTCTAGTTTGCCTGCAACAATTACTCGGCTACCTTTTTCAATGGATGCCGCAGCGTACTCTGCCATCTGTCCGAAGACTGTTACGTTGTGCCAAACGGTAACTTTCTTGTCGTCTTTACCGCTTGTTGTAGCAACTGTGAATGTGCCCACAGCCATCCCGCTTTGCGAGAATTTCAGTTCGACAGGTTTACCTGCGTTCCCTACGATTGTTATGTTATTCATTTGGATACCTCTTTCATTGGTTGGATTATTGGTTCTCTTTTATTAGAGACTTTGTTGTCGCACAAATGCAACGGGGGTTCAGACAAGCGGACATAGGTGGTTAAGGTCATATCGCAACGGTCACAGAACCATCGGGTTTGTTTACTTCCCTTCATATAGCCACTATATCAGGGGCGTTTGATAGCCCACGGTCCCCAGCCGTAGCCGTGTTTATCTACACCGTACTGGTAGATGACCAGCCCTGCTGTAAGACAGACACGAGGGTTGTAGAGGTCATCGACGTGGGTTAGGACACCTTTGTCGCGAAGCCATCGTGTCCATGACCCGTTGATTTGGATGAGACAACGGCTACCACCATTAGGGTCAGTCGGGTTGAACGCTTTGATTTGTCCTCGTGACTCACGATGTATCACATAGTCGAGGGTCATCATCTGGTTTTCCGCCCATCCGATTTCTCGTGCCAAAGCCCACCATTCTGGATGTCGGGCGTCTGCTGGTATCGGCGGTTGAGGTATTGTCTCCCTTGCTTGGTAATTGACTGCTTGCATTGCTTGTATCGGTTTAGGTGGTGGGGCTTTCGCTGTTGAGACAGACCCCCCAAAGAACAGTAACCCTGTCACGGTGGCAAGTATATGTTTAATCATTAATCCTCTAGTCGTAGGTGGATACGGTCATCAACTCGTTTACCTCTGTTGGGTATATGAGAAATCCTTTCGCTGGATTGTCGGAGTTGGGTGCGGCGATTTTAATTTGGAGTTTGTTTTTGTTTGCTCTCAAATATCTTTTTAATCTGCCGAGTTCTATTATACAGAAAGCGTTGGGTGCAAACATATACACCCACCATTTCGCTGTTGTTACCGCTATACCAGATGGCTTCCAGCCTGTGTTTCGTGGGTTCTGTTCGAACTCCACAAAAATTCTTCCGTTGCGGAACCTATCGTACTTCACTTCGAATGAACCTTCGCTCAAATCCGCAAGAAACTGTTTAACTATTTCTTCGCCTTGATGACCGAACGCTAAATCTTTTGTGAAGTCATGCGGGTTAATGTCATGCGAAGGAACATAACCTTCGGTGCGTTTAATATCAGTCATTAATTTTAACTGACTCGTAGCCACGATTCAAGAACGCATCCAAAGCGGAACGTTCACGTGGTGACACACCAAGTTTCTGCACAAACTTATCTGCGTTATAGATTCGTTCCATTAAACATTCGTACAGTTCTCGTGCTATGTCTTCCATCAGTAACCTGCTTTCTTTAAAATGGTTATCAAGTCTTCAAGTCTTAAGACCGCATACTGGTCTGCTGGGTTGCCGTAACTGCGACGCTTAGCCACAACTATTCCAAGTTCTGCTTTAGCGTTGTCACGTTCAACTTGTGCTTCATGTAACCATGTTGAGAAGTTGAGAACCTTCTGGTTTTTGCATTCCCAAACAAGTCGCGGGTCTGTGCCAGCGATATCACCTTTGTCGTTCATCCCGTGTAACGTTCGCCGTTCCACATGAGGGTAGAACTGTGCAAGATAGTTCACTATGAAGGTTTCGAAACTGGTTCCTTTAGCGCGTTCCTTGGACACGAGCCGACTCCTCTGCTAATAGTTGGCGCAACAGAAGGCTTCTGCTGACACCACGTTTCTTGCATAGTTGTTTGATTGTTTCCATTTGGTCTGCTGTTAAACGCAAAGCGACTATCGCTGTTGAACGGGTTTTACCTGTCGGGTCTACTGTCCGATAGTTAGCCATTGGTTACACCTTTCAGTTCTGTGAACGCTGTACGCAATGTTGATAGGTCTTTTTGTAGGATTTGTCCAGCCCAGTTCAAGCCTGCTTTTTCTGCGACGGCGTTAGGTACTAGCCCTGCTTTTTCGCAGGCATCAACGAACTGTTTCACCTGTGTTTTGGTGAGTGGTGCGTTGTCGTCAGTCACGGTGGAAGCCACAGCCTTGCCTGCTTGTGGCTTCCCCGCTACTGCTGACTTGTCATCCCATTCTGATTTAGACCAGAGTGACAGACAGATACCGAAGCGCATGGATGCGTTGCGTAGGAAATCGCCGATGAGTTCTTTGTCTAGGTCTGGTTTGTCTGCGCGTACCGAGCCGACACCGAGGATTGATTTCCCGAGGATGGTGAGGTGTGCCCACATGACTGCCATGCCGTTTACTTCTGTGATGGCTGGTCTGCCGTTCACCCATCCGCATGGTTCCCATGACCACATCGGGTCGATGTCGATGAGGATGCGTGTGATTTCTGCGTGACCTACGAAGTCGAGTTGGATGCCACCTCTCGGTAGTTTCCCGACGATTGACGGGTCTGGTACTGCGTATTCGGTGAGGATATCTTCTAGTTTCATACTCGTTCCCCTTTCAAGAGAAGTGTTCTGTTGGTTACTTTCTTACTGTATTTCTCTGCTATTGCTGGTTCTAATGCTTTCAATGCTTTGATGTCTAGGCTCGCCCATGTTCTGCCTTTCCATGTGGCGATGATTGTGCCGTTCACGGTGGCGTATTCGTTTGCGCCTATCATGTCGCACAGTTCTGCTTTCAATCTGTCTTCCATTTCTTGGTATGCTTTCAATTCTTTCTTAACGTGTTTCAGTTGCTCTACCAGTTCGGCGGCTGTTGAAGGCAGTTCAACTGTTGTGCCTGTCGGTTTCTGGTATCGGGTGCTAATCGTTTCATATGACCAATGCACACCATCTGGGGTGATGCCAAGGTCAATGGATGTCAACCATTTCGCTACCGCGTCACAATGCTCCTGTTTTTCTTGGTCGGTTATCTTCTGTTCATAGATGTAGAGAACCATCGTTGAGTCGAATATCGCCCATGTGATGAGGTTCACGTCAGCGCAGATGGCTTGTTGGATGCCTTGGATGCGCCAATAGTCTGGCAGTTCGCCACCCCATTCACGGCTCATCGTTTTGATTTCCAACACTTTGCGTTCGTCACCGTTTTCGTAGAGTCCGTCGAGGGTGGCTATCATGCGTGCGCCTTCGGGTGTTTCTGCGCTAAACATTTCCTCTGGTGTTATATATGGGATGCCTGTTTTGTCGCAAGCCCATTGCAACACGAAAGGTTCCAGACGGTTCCCTCGTTCCATTGCAGGGTTCGGTGGTATCGGTGATGGTGGTACGTCGCCTAATAGTTCGGCGGCGTATTTGTCTGCTGGTACGAATGGGTGTAGCCCGTAGATTGCGGCGACCGCTGATGCGGATACCCGTTTACGTTTCTTGTCATCCCAGAATCTGAGATTCAACCAGTCTTGTTCCCCGTGTGTGGGTTTAGTTATGCGTTGCAATGTGATGTTCATGTTTTCCCTTCTCGTATTTGATACTTGTAATACTGTATAGCAGATTGGGGTGGCTGTCAACCCCTAAGACAAGATTTTTATTTGCTCAACCATCTTCAAAGGGATAGCAAGAATGTGGTCTGCGGAATCCTCAATATAAGATTGCGCGATAACAATATGGTTTGGTTTAGCGTCAGGCAACAACCAGCCAACCGAATGTACGACGGCTGGTTCTTGTTCGATTTCTGTTGTTGGCATCCATCCTGTTGATACCGAATGGGCGTCGTGCCATATCAGTAGCACCATCGTGTTTTTGTACCCTTCGGTCATGGCATCAGTTTACTTGCTGGGTGTAGCGAGGTGAGGGTTTAGTTGCGTTGATTAAATGGTCTAAAGCGTTGAGTGCTTCAAAGAATTCTTGTTCTTCGGTGTGGCTGGCGACCCTTGCTTTTACTAAGAATTTCCTTATATTGTATAGCGTTTCTCTTGTCATAGGACTTGACAAGATAGCAGGTCGACGAATTGTTAGTCGGTTGTTTCCGAGTAATTTGCGTGGCTCATAGCCATTAGTTTTCCGTCTGGTTTATAGGCAATCCATGTTGGGGCGTCAGGGTCGCAACGGCATCCGATTGTTTTGTCTGGCTGATGCGTAACTAGCGTGTTACATTTGTTGCAGAATGCTGTCGGCATACTACTTCTTATGTTCTTTAAGATGGCTTTCTAAACCGTTAGCAACTTTATCAACTTTATGCTCAACCCTGTTCACACTACTGAACACGTGTTGCAACATACCAGAAACAACAGCGTGGTCTTCCTGATTTTCTTTACGGAACTGGGCGATGACTGTAACAATCACACCACCTACCGCTGTCACTACAGCAGACAGTATTAAAGCCCACCCGCCATCCATTATGCGGGCTTAACTTTCGCTTCGAAATCCAACACCGCTTGCGGCAAATTGTCGCCACATACATAGCGGATATGCCACGGCTCAGACTGAACTTCCCAACTGAATCCAAACTTTTCACAATTCTGTAGCATCCAATCTAAACGTGCGCCGTTCGCTGACCAAACATCAACAGCCAAACCCCACCCATGATTCGATGTGCCAGGGGATGCCATCGGAGCCATACCTTTTTTAAGGAACCATTTCTTGCCCTGATAGGTGCGAGTGGTGTTAGTACCTGTGTCCTTTAACACAAACCGTGACATGAACCCTGCTAATTGCTGGTCGAAAGAACGGTACGCATCTGCGCTCGAAGTCGGTTTAAACGGTTTAGTTCCTTCAGCCTGCATAGCGGCGTCATGTAACGCTTCCCAAGCACGTGCCGCGAGATGATGCAACTTCCCTGAAGGTGTGATAGGGCGCATGATGTCGGCAGATAGTTTGCCGTTCTCTGCTCCCTTTAAATCTTTCGGGAGTACAAGTTTTGCGACAGGTAACTTCATTACTTCTTCTTAGTTTTGGTGCCGAACGCTGCCGAGATTTCCTCTGATGTGAGTTCGCCGTCAACTGATGCGGCTGCAAGTTTCTGTACAACACCGAACAAGGCTGTGAGTCCTGCGACACCAGCGGACTTGATTACATCTACACCCAGGATTGCGCCACCTGTGATGATAGGTAGGGCTGATGCGATGAACAGCGAGATGAGTCTTTGTCCGAGGTCTAGGGCTTTTGCGATTGCTGAGTTCATTCTGGGTCCTTTTGTGTGAGGGATATCAACGAGTGTAGCACTATGCCAATACCTGTTAGAAGTAAAGCCTGTCTTAAGGTAGGACCTGACAAGGTAATTAAAACCATGCCCGTACCCACCCATGTCCAAGTGTTATCCCTTATGTAGTTGATGATGTGTTTCATTATCGTCTAATCCTAGTAGGTGGGATTGCTGCGATGAGCGCACCTACAGCGACCAGGGTTCGGCGTTCGCCGACGGGGATGTTTGAGCCTGTTGGTACATAGTTTTCGAATTGTGAACTGAAGATGTCAATAGTTTTTTCGAACGCTTCTTTGATTTCTGTTGGGGCTTCTTGGATGGCTTCGGTGAAGGCTTCTAGTTGGGTGTCGGATAGTTCTTCTACGACGATTTGTTCAAAGAGTTCTTCAGCCTGAGTTTCGGTGATGGCGGCTAGGACTTCGGGGCTTGACGCTATTTCGGTGGCTTGGTCTGAGGTGATGTCTGCGGCTAGGACTTGGGTGATGGCTTCAACAATTTGTTCAGGTGCGGCTTCGCTGAGGGTTTCTAGGATTTGTTCTACT